TGGCGAACAGTTCGAGGGCAGACTAACTAAAGAAGCATTAGAAAAACATGGAGATATAACTTTTGTTGGACCAAGTCCATATAGCAAGAGAGATTTCTTCGGTAAGTTTTTCATTAACAAGAAGGGTGAAGTCAGTGTCAGTTAAAGATTGGGAGATTGAATTTATATACGATGATAGCGGCAGGTTTATTAGAACAGAGCGTGTTGAGTTAGACAAAGAGGAGAAATAATGACAGAACAACAAGTGATACAACAATTATGGATGTGCTTGCTAAGAGGTTACACCTATGATGAAGCACAATTACACATAAAATCATACAGTGAAGGCATGACAACAGAACGTAAAGTTGTAGTTGTTGAGAATAAAGAGTAACCATAATTAATTTATTAAGTCTAAACAATATGAAGGAAGGAAACTAAATGGATAACTTAATCGGACAAAGTTACAAAGAGTTCTTGTCAACTCATAAAGATTATGAGAAAGCAGAACAACATTATACAAACTTAACTGATGAAGAAGCAATCGTGTTTGTTCACAAAAAGAAGATGATTGCTACTGCATTCAGTGGTAAGAAAGCAACACAAGACTGGAGCTATAGATTCAGAGATGAGAGAGAGCGCAGAAAATATATCCAAGATTATTTTGTTAAGTGCAAGCAAGCACAAGAACTAAAGATAGAGAGAGCAGCTGCAAGAATCAACAAGAAGAGAGAGTTCTTTGCATCAATTAAAGAGGGTGACATCTTTGTTGATAGCTGGGGTTACGACCAGACCAACGTTGATTATTATGTAGTAACTAAAAAACTAAAAGCATCTATCAAGGTAAGACAGATAGGAAAAATTGTAGAGTATGGGTCACATGGTGCAAACAAAGTAACACCAAATCCATTGCATTACTTATCATCTGGTGAAGAGATGAACAAGATTCCACAAGATGGACACATAAAAATAGATGGATACAGATACGCTGTGTTATGGGATGGAGTTCCAAACCATGAGACTGCAGCAGGATGGGGACATTAAATGATATTAAAAGATGTTATAGAACATTTCTATAATGGCAGTGATAAGATTATCAGTGCAAGATATGAAGGTGAAGAAGAAAGATATCTCTTTTTTAATGGGGTGCAATTTACTAAAGAAGAAGAAGCATTCTATAGAAAAGTTAATTACCCTTTACCAATTATAAATATATACGAACTTATAAGAAAGAACCAAACACCTTGTACTAGTTGTGGTGCAAGGTAGAAAGGATATTGTTTTGAAAAGTGTAGAAGGATTTATAATACTCACCATGTTCACTGCGTACATTACCTATTTGTTTGTAGGATTGTACACAATCTATGGAAACTGGAGAGAGTTAAGACATGCTAGAAAACAACAAGACTTATTAAATTAAGTTGTGTATAATATACACTAAAGAATGTATAAGGAGGTTACGTTGTCAAGTATATGTTATAGCTGCGGCAGACATACACAGATAATAAATGCCAGGCATGTTTGTTTAAATACTTTGTGCAATATGTATCTAAAAGCACAAGTAAAACAGCCAGTAAATGTGTAACTAAATAAAATTAAAAGAGTCTAAATATTAAAGGAAGGAATACTATGAGTGACCCTATATGGGATGATGACAGTCTAAACAAATTGATTGCTGACATGGGTAGTGGAGATATCTCTATCGATAATTCAGTCAAAGAGTTTATTCAAGACCAAGTCAAACAAGGCAAGATGGGTAAGAGGAACCGAAGTGTTTGTAGTGAATGCGGTGTCAAAGTACCTAGAGTAGCCAAGACTAAACTATGCACTAAATGTTTCATAGATGTGTTTGAACTATGAGTCAACCAAGTTATGAAGAGCTAATGTTAAAAGAACTTATGGAACTATCTACCAAGATGAAGGAAGATACAGGCATAAGAAATACAATGATAACTTATCTCTTTAATAAAAGAAATGAAACCAAGATGACAGCTTCAGTGATTGCTAGCAGCGCTGGTATATCCAGGAAGCATGTATATACAATAGCGAAAGAGAAAGGTATAAAGAATGGCGTACAATAGTAACGACTATTTAGAAGTAGAAGATAGACTAGATGCTTTTTATAAAGCACACCCCGAAGGTAGAGTCTGGACTGAACCAGTAAAAATATCTGATGATGGAACCATGATAATAGTTCATGCGTATGTGTATGAACATAAAGAGGACATCAATCCAGTAAGCACTGGACTAGCCCAGGAGTACAAGGGACAGAATGGTGCTAATAAAAACAGTTGGGTAGAGAACTGCGAGACATCTGCTATAGGTAGAGCATTAGCTAACTGGAAGTTCCAGGGTTCAGCCAAGAGACCAAGCAGACAAGAGATGGAGAAGGCAACAGGAGATGATTCAGTTGTACCTAAGCCAGCAGCAGCACCTAAAAAAAAAGATACAACACAACAGACAATGACATCCCCTTCTAAAGATGATATGGGTGCCATCATCCTAGATATGTGTGGTAAAGACAAGAACTTTGCAACAAGAACATGGGACTTTACTGTTGCAAGAATGAACCTTAAGACTGGTACACCAGAGAAGGTGACTGACTACACAGAAGAGGACCAAAAAGAATTTATAACAGTTGCTTCTGATTATATTAAGAAGCATAAGGAAGAGTTCGCTGCAAGAGAAGGCAACTCGGATGTTGTAAACCGCATCATTGAAAATCTTGATGATGTACAAGAGATAGAAAAATCTAACACAGATGATGTGGTAGTAGTAGGAGAAGATGATATGGGAGAGATACCAGATGGACCATGGAAACAGAATCCAATTAGTGGTGGACAAGTAAGCTTCATCGAGACCTTAATCAATCAAGCTATTGATAAAGGTAAAGATGACCTAGCTGCAGAGGCAAAGCAGTTCCTTAATAGCGGGACAGGCACACAAGGAGATGCTTCAACTTGGATAGACAAACTAAAGAATGTCTAGTCCAGCAGCATTAAGTCAGAAGCGAGTCAAGGAGCCATCCAAAGACTCGCAATCTGGCAAGATATTAGAAGAGCTTAAAGCAATACGTAGAGTAGGTGGCGATTGGTTATGCGCTATTACATTTCAGAAGATGTTTATACCTACGTACTCACAAAGAGTAAGAGACTTAAGAAAGATGGGACACACAATACATAGTCGCCCATGTAATGACCACGAATGGTGGGACCATCAACACAGTGGACAAGTAGCTATGTATATGTATGAACCACCGAGTAACCTTTTTGTTATGTCAGAGTCTAAGTAAGGAAAGGAAATTATGCCACAATTAAAAGATGCGACTGATTTAGAATTGCTGCAAGAGATACTATCAAGGAAAACCAAAGAAGGTTCTCCAGTATTTAAAGAGCATACAATAATTCAGAAGGACCAATCATTACAGCTGCTAGGTATTATGGCTGCTGTGGAGATTACATTAGGTAAAGTTAAACCAGTACAAGAGGAGGAGTAGTCATGGTATTGGACATGTTAATAGAAGATGCTATAAAAGAATCTCCTATGTGGGAGGTTAACAATCCCAGGGTCCATGCTATTGCTAGAAATCTTATGCTGATGGTTACCAATTCAGATACTATTGAGCAAGAGGTAAGCCATGAAGTATGCGGATACTTACTAGGTTTAATCAATGCCTATGGTGACCCTAAGTTTCAAGAACCTATTGGTAATTATGAGGAGGAGAATGTCTAAACAAAAGAGAGACAATCCATTTGATGGACCAGCCATTGATATAAACTCATCAGAGTTTTTTGATATGGTATCTAAAGTTATGATTAATAAACATAACGACCCCAAAGAGGACTTTGATTTGTCCCATGGGTAACATTGCTGAACTCTATTGCAAACTATGTAAAGATATAAAACCTATAGATGGTGATACAGAGACATGTTATGACTGCAACAGAGGAGACATTTAACTTAGCTTCCTTTCGTAGCTAAGTAAGAAGAGACCTACACTATTGCCCTGGTGTAGGTTTTCTTTATACAATCTTTAAATTATCCCAGCCCTTTTTATTTATAGTGAATGTTAGTACACCTGGATGGGACCAGAGACCGCTGCGTGCTGTGAAGTCTAAGCTTTTATCTAAGCTAGGTGCCTGGAACCAAGTCCTATCACCTTGCTGCTTCGCTCTGAAGTGATGGTAGTGTGCAGTAATAAGTATCTGTGCATCCTTAGCTGGTAAGAATCCATACATCTGACCTTTCCACCAGTTCTCTATCTTAGCTTCTGCGTTCCCGCCGCCACCGCTCATGTGTCCATGAGTCCAAGCACATGGTATATTTTTGATGGTCATAACCTGGTGAAATCCTTTAGGTATTATTACTTCTACCTTCTTATATCTATCTGGATTAGCTGCCATTATCTCACGACAAATCTCAAGGTGCATAGTGTCAGTGTTATCTAATCTACTGGTAGCAACTTGACCCTTGCTGGTCCTGCTTGCCTCACCATGGTTACCTGGAGCGCCTGCCAAAATTAATTTATCAGCATGCGGCAAGAATGTCTCAACAGTTTTCATCATCATGCTTCTTGCTAATGCGTATTGCTCAATAAGATTTAACTCTACACTATGTGGTTGGCTCTCGTAGAAAAAAGGTGTACAGTTTTCGGTAAGGTCACCTAATCCTATCATGTAAATCTCATCTATCTTTACACCAGACTTACGTAGCTCTTTGATTCTATTCACTGCATCTTGCAGCGCTATGTCATATCTCTTGATTGTGTTCTCAACTCCATAGTCCTTCTTGCCCAGCTGCCAGTCACTCATAAAGAAACAGAATGCTGTATCACCTCCGAATGTTTTGGGTTTAAGCGGCGGTCTTTTCTTTGCTTGTTTAAATAACTCTTTAAAGTATTTATCTTGACCTGGATTTTTCTTTTTAACTACACCTTTAAATGCAAAGAAGGTTTCAACTGTGCCTCCTTTAAGCTGCGTGTTCCAAGATGATGCACGAACTGAACCATCTATCTGATATTTTTCTGGGTCAAATCCCCAGTCTCGAAGTATGTCATCAAACTTTTCTCTAAAGTTTGGGTCAGTGCCTACATGAGTAAGCTCACCATGTCCTGTTGTTTCACTGATATCATAACCTGGTTTCCAGCCAGACTTATAAAAGTTATTACCCCATTCTTCTGGAATATTTACTATATTAACCTCCCTGTTGTGTTTATTATACACAAATAAATGGAGAGATTCTTAGCTTATTTTTTTCTTTGCGTATGTCTTGATTACTGCAAGTGCAGCTCCACCACCAGCTAATGCAGCTAACTCTAATGTATTTGCATCAACAGATATCAAGGGCGCAACAACTAAAGCTCCAAGGAATGCTTCAACGAAAGTCCATATAGTTCTTTCAAGCATATCTTTTAAGTCTTCACTCATCTTATACTCCCACGAATCGGACCAAGGTGTCCACCATACATCCTTCTTGAATGTACCATCTTGATTTCTTTTTCTTTTAAATCTTTCAAACATTATGTTATTAATCTACCTTTAATCATAGCATTAGTCTTAATGACATTACCATTAATCTCTTGTAACTTTTCATATACGCTATCAGCTAGTATCATGTGGTCTTTAGCTTTGTTATCTTCACCATTAAGGTTTATCTTTGTATATTCTATGGTGACATCATCACCTTTAAGTATTGCACCAGACACTTTAGGATATAGTTTCTTGTAAGCGTTAGCACTACTTCCAACCATACCATTAAAGTTTACATCTAAGTCTTGTTGTGAGTCACCAATTATCAAACATCCGCTGGTATGCTCATCACTATTCCCTTGATGAATTAATATATATTCAAATCCTGGTACATCTTGTAACCACAACATACCTCTATGGAAGGTAGGATATTTCTTGGTGTAACGAGAGTTAAATCCACCAACTGTTCTAAGTTTAATTTTGTATGTACCTTCTGGTATGCAGGTTTCGTGCATTACTTTGACTGCTTGGTATTGGTCCTCTAAAGTATAACACTCAAACTTACCATCAATAAACAGCATCCCATTAGTTGCATCCTTACCAAATTGTGTCCTAACTACTTGCAGTTTCACAGTGTTCACTCCCATACTTACAGTTACATATAGTTATATTAGTATAGTCATTGTCAGCTAGATATGTTCTGCATTTAATGTCCATGACCAGCTGCTTCTAAATAAGCTAGTCGAGATTTTAAATCGTTGAGTTCCCACATATTATTGTTAACACTTTGTATTTGTGTTTCTACCCTAGTCAACGAATCATTAAGGTCTTGGTACTCCCACTTTTCTAGTAAGTAATATCTATCTAAATCAAACCCACCATCTCTAACTGTTTGCTCTAAGTTATATAAGTTAGCTTGTAAGGTAGCCATCTCTTCATTAAACCTACCGACATTTTGTGCAGCCATCTCTAATGATTGTATCTTCTCATACAATACAGCTATATCATTCTGTACATAAGTGCTATCTTTAAGAGTTACAAATTCATACTCAATGTTATTCATCCTGTCATCAATTCCTGTAAGAGTTATAAGTACAGCGTTAAGAGATTGAATACCTGCACCAACAGAGGACATAAGAGCTATACCTGTAACAACTAGACCAAGATTATCTTTAAGTTTTTTAAACATTACTTACCTATCGGACAAGTGTTGCACATACCAGTACATAAACCACAAATCATTTAGCCACCTATCTTCCAGATTATCTCTGTAATCTCTGAATCAATATTCTGTATGATGTTCAATACATCACTAAGTTTGCTGTTTGAATTTATAACTTCTACTTGTAAGGCAGTAACTTCTTGTTGTAAATCATTGACTGTTTTAAATAACCAACCAACAAGAGCAGCTAAACCACCTTGTAATACTTGACTTAAATTTACTTGTGCTTTCATATATCCCTACATACTTAGACTACCAACAATTAATATAACTGTGGCAACCAATCCCAATACTTTATAAAATTCTGATTTATCTAACTTCTCATCTAGCTTCTTATCTATGTCATCTAACTTATCAAATATCATTTGGTTCAGTTCTTTCTGTGTAAAGCCATTAGAAGTTGTCATTATGGAAGGTCATCTTGTGTTAAGAAATCCCAGTCTTCATCAAAATCGTGGGCAAGAATTAAAGTTTCAGCTGTTGCAAGATACTTAATAAACTTGTACATTTCTTTGCAACAATAGCCAACAATAAATCCTATTAAATAATCCATACTAAAGATTTTATCATATAGATTTCTATTTAGGACCAGGTAACTGTTCCACTTGTTTCTATTTGAATATATTTTTCTGTGCCTACTGTTTGTTCTCCACCAGCTGATGAAGCACCACCTGCTAATGTTGCTGAATATGCTGCTGGGTATCTAAGTATAACTATTCCAGAGCCACCAGTAGTTCCTGTAGAACCAATACCATTTCCACCACCTCCACCACCACCAGTGTTGATTGTTCCTGCTGTTCCAACTCCTTGATTGCTTCCTATACGACCATTTCCACCACCACCAGCACCACCAAAACCTTGTGTATATGGAACAGCTTGTACGCCACCACCACCACCTCCACCACGAGTGACAGCTGAATTAGTAATTGATGAAGATAACCCATCTCCACCATCTCCACCAACCCTAGTTGCACCATTCCCAGCTGCTTGACCAGCACCACCACCACCACCAGCACCTGCTGGAGATGGAGATGCACTTGAACCTCCTGCAAAACCTTGTACTGGACTAGCTGTTCTTGCTCCACCAGAACCAACATTAACATCATAACCAGAAGCTCCACCACCAGAACCTCCTGTGTAACCACTAGAACCATTGTAGAAGTTACCACCTTCTCCACCTCCAGTTGATGTAATAGTAGAAAAAACACTAGGTGAACCACTTGAAGTTTGATACCACTGTCCACCTGCACCACCACCACCAACAGTAACTGTATAACTTGTAGATACATCTAAAGATAAAGGTGTTTCAGTTGAAGTATTACCACCAGAACTTTCAGTACTGTAAGAGTTTCTATAACCACCAGCACCTCCACCTCCACCAGAACCTAAGTTTTGATTACCACCATCATATCCAGAACCAGAAGCACCACCACCAGCAATAACTAGATAACTTACATCTAATGGGGCTAATCCACCTTGAAATCCAAATCGTGTTGCACCTAATGGCATTTGAACTCCTAACTAAAGTCTAATAATGAATTGATTAAGGGTGTTGAAGCATCAAAGAATAAGAACGATACTAAGTCTATGTCTGCTGCACCTGTACTAAGTGTAAGACCAGCAGCTCCTGGAGTTAGTCCTGTAACATTACCACCACCATTAACTGTAATAGCGTTAATAGCCATAGTCCTGCTACCTGTTCCATCCTGTGTTGCTTTTAATGTAAATGAAGAAGTACCATCTGTTGGTACATTTGTAAAATCTATGTCTGTTACATTGTGTGCAAGTGTTACTGAACCTGTATTGCCATTTGCTAAATCTATTGTGAGTGTTGTACCAGAAGTAACTGCTACATCTTTTTCAACATAGTCTGTTAAGATTGCTCCTACAACTTCACCATCTTTTAATGTAACACTGTCTATAGCTACACCATTAGCAGAAGTCTTTTCTGATATTGTATCTACCTTTATTTCGCTAGACATTATTCAGCTAGTTCTTCCCAAGCTCCTGTGTTGTCATTCCAAATATATTGTTTACCATCATCTGGCATATCAACTGGTGCTTTCCAAGACCAAGTATCTTCATCTAATATCCACTTGCTAAAAGGTTTAGGTGCTATAAATACATCATTGTCTGCATCATAAGTATATCCTATACCTGCATAGTTACCTCTAAAAGGAGTTCCCTCTCCACTGTGTGCATTAGCACTGGTGTTATAA